TTATAGTAATTTTGTAACAAGTTATGGATGGAGCTCTTTTCAATTAGAATACAGCGCACTTTTCAATTAGTATCTACACATATACGTCTAAAAAGTGAAAAAATGATGAGAATATATTGGGATAATATAAAGAATTTGTTGGGAAACAACTGATTCCTCATGAGATATGATATATATACTTTTGTGAACGGTCGATTTTGACCGGGATACAAAATACAAATACTTATGGAACGAACTTATGTTTTTAACCAAGACGGTGGAACCGGCGCAAACAATGGTCTGCTTGCGTCCATTCTTCCGTCCTTGCAGAGCCGTGGAATTGACACAGGCTATCTGATGGGGCTGATGGGAGGAAATGGAAACGGCGGCTTTTTCGGAAACAATGGAGGTTTTCAGGACATCATTGCATTGATTGTGATTGCAGCCATCTTTGGTAACGGAAACTTTGGATTCGGCGGCAACAACAATAAGGGTGCCGATGAAGGAAGAGAAATGATCATGCAGACACTTAACCGGAACGGTGTGGACATTGCATCATTAGCCCAAGCTGTTAACACCTCTTCAGACCAAATCCTTGCCGGTATTAACTCTGTATCACAGGCAATCTGCGGTCTCGGTAACCAAATGGGTCAGAACACCAACAGTATCCTGACTGCGATTATGCAAGGTAACAACGCTCTGACATCTCAGATCTGTAGCTGTTGCTGCGATATGAAACAGCTTGTAACCACACAAGGATACGAGAGTCAGCTTGCAATGTGCAACCAAACTAACGCATTAATCAACACTGCTAACCAAAACACATTGTCATTGCGTGACGGTGCTACTGCCAACACGAATGCTATCCTTGCTAAACTTGATGCAATTCAAAATCAGGCATTGCAGGACAAGATCGCATCTCTTACTGCGGAAAAGGCTACTTTAACAGCCGAAATATCCCAGCGTAATCAGAACGCCACTATCCTGAGTGCAGTAGGACAACAGATTGCTCCTTTGGCAGCCGGATTGCAGGCATTACAAAGCGATGTTGATGGAATCAAATGCAAGCTCCCCAATACTGTGAGTGTTCAATACCCCAATTTAACCGCTATTAATACAGATTGTTTCCGTGCAGCCGCCTACGGTGCATATATGGGTGACGCTGTATACGGACGTAGTGGATGTGGTTGCAACAACTACTGGGGTTAATCCGGTAAGAAAGGAGGTAGATATGTGGCCTAACTTTTTTACAGGATTCCCATTCCCATCAATCGGAAGAGCAAACTTCAATACTCTTCCTACGGTGGCTGTGACAGTCGGTACGGAGAATGTTACTCTTGAACTCCCTAACCATGCGTTCCGTAACAGGGATTATGTTGGGGGATTCTATATCAGTCTCCGACAAGCTATACCTGCCGGTACAACTGCTACACTTCCGATATTGATAGGAACTAATGGGGACACAAGACCGTTGATGGCTTATAACAATGAGCCTGTGACTGTTGCAAACTTGGCTGGAACCGGCATCTATGAGATTCATTATAACAAGTACACCAACGAATTGTATCTTGTTAATGGAGGGTACAGACCGACAACGGCTCCGGCTCCTACAGTAGAAACCGCTTCTTTACGGAGCAAGTAATAATTAACATGGAGTTTTGTGGTGGTTCCCAAAATGGGAATAGCCACACTCCTTAAAATTAAACAATCATGTTTCAATCACTTCGTACCAATAACCAATTGTATATACTTCATAAGGATGCTAACCCGTTTATCGAATACGGCCCGGTGGTCAGCGTTTCCGCTCCCAAGCCGAAATATCCTATGGCATCCCCTATGGGACAGTTGCCCCAAATGGAAATGGTTGTGGATGTTGTTGTCTGCATCAACGGGCAGAACACGACATTCCAAAATCTTCCTGCCGGCATGGATATAGCCGACTTCGGACAGAACGGGAATATCGTAGTGTCATGCTCGCGTGATGCTATGAATAACGAGGTCGCTTCTATGAAACAGAAAAGCATAGACATCATCAACAGTATGGACTTCCACAATTCCGTCATTGCAGGGTGTGACAAGATGCTTACGCTCTTGAACCCTGAATTTGCCGAGAAACAACGTCAGGAGCAGGAAATATCCTCTCTGAAAGGGCAAATGGCGGAAATGAGCAAGAATATGTCTGACCTTATGGATTTGAACAAACGGCTCATGGAACAGCTCGGAGTGGTTGAAACATCCAAAACAAAGAAATGATTATGGGAATGTGGGAAATATTAGAAGAAGGGCGTGACGATTACGGACGCGGCTTCGGTATGAGAGGTGACGAGGTGGAGGAAGCCTATAAGGAAGGCTGCCGCAAAGGTTACGAAAAAGCCATGAGAGAAATGCGCGGAGAAATGGGTTTCCGTGATGGTGGAAGAAGTTATTCAGGTGGTGGAAGCTCATCCGGCATGGATGAACGCAGATACCCCGGATACTTTCCTGAATATCCGCGTATGGATGACATGGGCGAACGCAGACGCAGACGCGCTAACGGTGAGTTTTATTAATGGTGGAGGGGTGAAATGCCCCTCTTTTTAAATAAAGGTTATGGAACAGAGATTGGATACATACAGCAGATTTCCATCGGGCATGAGGGAATATCTGGAAGCATACGGCTTTCATTTCAGCAAGAAACTTTATGAATGGGCCGTTTCAAAAATGAAGGTGAAAGACGAAGCCACGGGCAAAGAGAAAAAGCTGGAGCCGTGGAGCAAAGATGAAGTGGACGATATGCTGAAAGCGAACGGAATTACCATTGAGCACGACAAGGGTTATGACGTTGCTTATGTCGCAAACATGCTGAAAGCGGATTTCTATAAAAAATCATTGGTTGACGAGGCTCACTTATGCAAGCATATAAAATGCTACCTTGATGATATTGATGGCGATCCTTGCAGGGCGTTTGACGAGTTCTTTGCCACCTGTATAGGTAAAGGGATTCCTGTAATCTGGTCGGATGTGATATGATTATTCAGGAGTTCTACATACCGAAATATGGAGACTGGCACGTCAAAGTGTATTATGCGGTACACACCTATTGGGCGGATCGGATCATTATGGACCTGTACCGTATAGGATGCAGGGGGGATTCCCTCAAGCGTGCGTATCGCAATCTGACCGAAGGCAGAATGAATACCGGTCTAACCTATTCGGACTACAGGAGAAGAGAGACAGTAATGGTTATCTCACTAACCTCTACCCCCGAAGAGTTTCAAAATTCGTGGGACCACGAAAAAGGTCATTTGTGCCGGCATATCTCCAAGGCTTTCGGGATTGATCCTTATGGAGAGGAAGCGCAATATCTCAGTGGATATGTCGGTCAAAAGATGTTTCCTGTAGCCAAAAAGTTCTTATGTGAACATTGCAGAAAAGGACTGGAAAAATAATAATCGAACAGAAGCGTTCTTTGACTTGTTGGAATTACCGCTAAATTAAAAGTGTTAATAGCTATCTTTGATATTGTCATATTGATATAATTACCTATATTTGCACCATATAGGAGTGCTGGTATGTACAACAGCATCACCTTTCACTATAATAAGGAATTTACAGGGACATCGTAATTAGAGAGCCTTCTGTAAATATTGGTATTATTTTCTTGTACTATGAATAAAGTAATTAATATTCCAAATGCGGATAGAGATGAACGAATAGGTAGTGTTTTCAATCATTTATTTTCTGTCATTTTTGCGAATGAACAAATAAGGGATAATGATGTTCCTGTTTGGGATTTTTCAAATACCTCTTTTTTTCATCCATTCTTTTTGTTCCCATTTGCCATATATAAAAGCAAATGTAAGAACGTACAGTGTAAAAATGTGGTTGGATATATGAGAAACTATTTAGAATGTGTTAAGTTCTTTGATATGCTGACAATAAAAGATGACATGGACCTAAATAGTGCGTTGAAAGAATATTTAGGGAAAAGTTATATCCCTATATGTCGCTTTAGTCGATTGAATAAGAATATAGATTCAATGCAGACCATTATTCAAGGAGTTATTGAAAAACAGAAAAATTTAGATTTAAAACTTAAAACTCCACTTTCGTATTTGATTAGTGAATTAATTTGCAATATAAATCAACATTCTGATAGTGATTATGGTTATATATATACGCAATATCTGAAACGTGAGAATTGTTTGGATATATGCATAGCTGATGATGGAATAACAATTTATGGAAGTTATGTCAAGTCACAAAAGATGCTTGATAAGATAGGTGACAATGAAGCTGAAGCATTGAAATATGCAAATGAAGGATATTCGACTAAAGACCTTCCTGATGCTGAAAGTAGAGGGTTTGGTATATCATCTACTAAAAGTATGATTGTGGAAGGTCTTGGAGGGGCATTCTTTATGTTGTCAGGAGGGGCATTCCATAGGCATGATGCATCTGGCGGAAGTGATTATGTAAAATTGCCTGAAACTATTAATTGGAATGGTACGATTATACTTATGAGAATACCATTGACAGTTAGTGAAGAATTTGATTATACGAAGTATATAAAATAGGAGGTATTATGAAAGAAATAATTAAGCTTCATGATCTACTAGGATCTGAAATACGCTCACGTTCTAATGCTGAAATTTTACGAGAAAAAATAGCAGAGCATAGTGGTTCTATAATTGATTTAAGCGATGTTTCTTTTATTTCGAGATCATTCGCTGATGAACTATGTATTTTAGTTGAGAAACATATTATTCAATTACGCAATGCCAGTGGTGTTGTGCAGAATATGCTATCTGTTGTTTCTGAAAGTAGGAAGAAAAAAAGAGTTAGAAAGACTGATGATACCAAAATAAAAGAATTTGATGATATGGAAAGTTTGACATCTTTTCTGGCTACAATTTGATAAGAGTGTATTCTAGGCATATCAATTGAAAATAAATCAAAGCGGTAATTCCCAACGGTTTTACCGCTTTTTTTATGTTTATATATGGAAGAAGATAAGTTGAGCATATTGCTTGAACAGGCTGATGATGTGCCTCACTGGTATTTTTGTCGTTTACTTGCTGTGATGCGATGGAACGTATAGAGAGGTGGATATACAGGCTGATACCTCTTGTCGTGTTGGCAAGGGTGATATCGTTGTGCCTATGAACTAAAAGCGATAACTCATAAGCACAACGGATGGATTTATATAATACTGTTTAATTTTTCCGCATGTTTTTCTACCGAACTATTTAGAATTTTTGCATAAACTTGTGTGACTGAAACCTTCGTGTGCCCTAGCATCTTAGACAACGTTTCGATAGGTACATCATTTGCTAAAACAACAGTGGTAGCGAATGTATGCCGGGCTATGTGGCTGGTTAAGGGCTTCTTTAAGCCGATAAGTTCAGCTATGATTTTAAGGCTTCTGTTAAATGACTGTACAGTAGGTACTGTAAATTTATAATCGTATTTTTTTAGTATTTCCATTGCTGGAGTAAGTATAGGCGTGTAAAATTTGGTTCCGGTCTTGATACGTTCTCCGTCTATATATGCAACTCCGTTATGTTCTACAGTACATCTGTCATAATCAAACATGTATAAGTCAACCCATGATAAGCCGGTATAGCATTGAAATATAAACTGGTCACGTACTTTTTGTAATTGTCGATCATTCAACTCTATATTGCGGATAGATTGCAGTTCGTCCATTGTGAGAGGCTGTCTTGTTTTATATCGACCATGTTTATCTTTGAACACCCTGTAAGGTGTGTCCTCGATAAGTCCAAGCCGAAGCGCTTCATTAATATAAGGTTTTATTCTCTTATGGTATCCATGTATTGTTGTCTGTCCTCTTGTTGGATCTTCTCTTCTTATAAACCTGTCAAATAAAGCTATATTTTCAGGAGTGATATCGTCAAATGTTTTAATTGCCCCGGAGCGTTTTAGAGCTTCCAGTGCTATAAGGTGCGCTCGTTTGGTTGACCATTTAAGATCCCTTCTCTGTAACTCGTCATAAGCGAAATCTAAAAATGACGATTTAGACTTTACGTGTTTTTCGTTATAAAAAATATTAAAGTTTTTTAGATTGATGTCTTTTCCTTCTCTTCTGATATTTTTGATAATGTCCTCAAATTTTTTAATATGCTTTGTTATTGCCCTATTTAATTCTTTAAATTTGGCGTGTCGTACAACGAATTCTCCATCCCATTGGTTTGAATACAGTTCAATGTCTGTTGAGATCCATTTTCTTTCTGTACGCGAGAATTGAATTTCAATTTCAACCTTAGCTGATTTCTCCGGTGTTGCTTTCTTTTTTCTGTCGAATACCGGCTTGATTTTCCATGTTTCCATACTGTTTCTTTTTTAATTTATAATTTGTTAATTACGGTAAATGTGATACCAAGTGTGATACCAGCTGTGATACCAGAAACAAATTGGTATCACACTTGGTTCAACAATGTAACGATAAGTAACGCAGAGTAACGGTGGTAGCCATTAAAAAGGTTACTTAAACATGTTGGAAATCAGTCGATTAGGTTTGTAAGATGTTGATTTATAGTCTATTGGCGTAAAATAAAAAAAAAGGGGGCATTTTGACCCCCTTGAGCCGAAACCGGGACTCGAACCCGGGACCTATTCATTACGAATGAATTGCTCTACCAACTGAGCCATTTCGGCAA